TTACACTTAGACCTAGGGATGTAGTTGAGGATAAAATATCAGTTAAAGAATTACAATTCAAAAACCCTGACACTGGTAAGGATGAGATAGTTAGATTAAGAATAGATAAAACTCAAGATTCTATTTATGTAGACTATATCGGAGATAATACTCTAGCCGGACAAGGAGTAACTTTTAAACTTTCTCCAAAAGAAGAATTAGTATACACCAAAGATGGTAAGTATTTAACTTCTAAAAAAGTTAAAGGTGAATATGAATTTTCCGCACATGAATCTGAACCTAGAGTCGTAAATTGGGATGGTGACATAGAATTTGATGGAGAAACTGGAGTTAGAAAAATTATTGATCTTAATTCAGATATTAGTGGATTAAAATCTTTTGTAACGGGTGGTAAAGGAGTGGATAAGAAAGTAGCTAAAATAAAAAGAGAAACGGTTGACAAAATAGAAAAAAACCCTGGAGAATATTTAGAGGATGCTTATGATGCTAATTATTACGATCCTTCTTTACCATAAAAATAATATAACATGATTAAACCTAAGAAACTAACTACCACTATACCACCTAAATCAGGCCCGCAGCCACAAGGCTTGAATATTAACTATAATACTGTTAAAACAGTACGATTGGAGAAAATAAATGGCAGAGATAGACAAGGCATTACCAAACATATCAGAACAACCTGAACAAACGAGTGAAGATTTAGCTGTTGAAATGGAACAGCAACTGTTGGATCAAGCAGAGGAATCGTCAGGTGAGACAGAAATCATGGAGAATGAAGATGGTTCTGTAGATATTGATTTTGATCCAAGTCAATTAATGCAAGGTGCAGCCGAAGACCATAATGCAAATTTAGCAGATTTTTTAGATGAACCTATTTTAGGAAGAATGGGTTCTGAACTATATCAAAATTTTCAAGATTACAAAAATTCTAGAAAAGATTGGGAGACAGCATATAAACAAGGATTAGATCTTTTAGGATTTAAATATGAACAACGAACCGAACCTTTTCAAGGTGCGTCAGGTGCAACTCACCCCGTATTAGCGGAAGCCGTGACCCAGTTCCAAGCTTTGGCGTACAAAGAATTATTACCTGCAGACGGGCCCGTGCGAACACAAATTTTAGGATTGTCTACTCCAGAAAAAGAACAACAATCTCAACGTGTCAAAGATTTTATGAATTATCAAATCATGGATCAAATGAAAGAATATGAACCAGAATTTGATACCATGTTATTTCATTTACCTTTAGCAGGATCTGCTTTTAAAAAAGTATATTACGATGAAATTGAAGGAAGAGCTGTTTCTAAATTTATTCCTGCCGATGATTTATATGTTCCTTATTCTGCAAGTTCTTTAGATGATGCAGAAGCAATCGTTCATGTAATTAAAATTTCAGAAAATGAATTACGTAAACAACAAGTTGCAGGTTTTTATCGTGACATAGATTTACAACCAGGAGATGATAAAGAATCGGATATTCAAAAAAAAGAACGAGAACTAGAAGGAATATCTAAATCAAATTACGAAGATGTTTATACATTATTAGAATATCACGTTAATTTAGAAATAGAAGGATTTGAAGACATGGGTGCAGATGGTGAACCTACTGGAATTAAACTTCCTTACATTGTAACCATTGAAGAAAATTCTAGAGAAGTATTATCTATCAAAAGAAATTGGGAAATTAATGATCCTAAGAAAAACAAAGTTCAATATTTTGTTCATTTTAGATTTTTACCAGGCCTTGGTTTTTATGGTTTTGGTTTAATTCATATGATCGGTGGACTATCAAGAACAGCAACTGCTGCATTACGACAATTATTAGACGCAGGAACTTTATCTAATTTACCTGCGGGATTTAAACAACGAGGAATACGAATTCGAGACGATGCGCAAGCAATTCAACCAGGAGAATTTAGAGATGTAGATGCACCTGGTGGAAATATTAAAGATTCGTTCATGATGCTTCCTTTTAAAGAACCTTCGCAAACATTGCTAGGTCTTATGGGGGTCGTTGTTAATGCAGGTCAACGCTTCGCTTCAATAGCAGACTTGCAAGTAGGTGATGGGAATCAACAAGCGGCAGTGGGAACGACCGTAGCGTTGTTGGAAAGAGGAAGCAGAACGATGTCCGCAATCCACAAAAGAATTTACGCAGCACTAAAACAAGAATTTAAATTACTAGCTAGAGTGTTTAAACTTTATCTACCTCAAGAATATCCATACGATGTTGTTGGAGGACAACGTGTTATTAAACAAACTGACTTTGACGACAGAGTAGATATCCTGCCAGTTGCAGATCCAAATATTTTCTCTCAAACTCAGCGTATATCCCTTGCGCAAACAGAAATGCAATTGGCAGCATCTAATCCAGCGCTTCATAATCAATATGAAGTATACCGAAACATGTATGAAGCATTAGGTGTAAAAGATATTGATAAAATATTAATTCGTCCACAACCCCCACAACCAAAGGACCCAGCACTAGAACATATTGACTCTCTTGCTGGGACACCATTCCAAGCATTTCCAGGTCAAGATCACAGAGCACATATGACAGCGCATTTAAATTTTATGGCGACCAATATGGCAAGAAATGCACCGATGGTAATGGCTGCATTAGAAAAAAATTGTTTTGAACATATTTCGTTAATGGCACAAGAACAAGTGGAAGTAGAAATGAAAAATGAAATGCAACAATTACAAATGATGAGCCAACAATTACAAACAGTAGCACAACAGAATCCACAAGCTGCACAACAACTTCAATTACAAATAAGAATGTTGTCAGAACAAATGGAATCTAGAAAAGCTGTATTGATTGCTGAGATGATGGAAGAATTTATGAAGGAAGAACAACAAATTACTTCTCAATTTGATAACGATCCTATTGCAAAATTAAAAGCAAGAGAATTAGATTTACAAGCGCAAGAAAATGCTCGTAAAAAAGAAGCAGATGAGGAACGATTTAACATAGATCGAATGAAAGCTATGATGAACCAAGCTACCGATCAACAAAAACTAGATCAAAATGAAGAATTAGCAAATTTAAGAGCTAATACGTCGTTAGAAAAAACAATTTTAGCGGCGCAACTTAAAAGTATGGAGCCAAAACGATGAAAACAATGAGTAAAGGACAGAAAAAAGTAGGAAAAGTAATGAGAGAGTTTAAAAAAGGTAAACTTCACAGTGGAAAATCAGGAAAAATTGTGAAAAACCCTAAACAAGCTATTGCAATTGCTTTATCTGAAGCTAAAATGAGTAAAAAGAGGAAAAAATAATGAAAAAAAATAAGTCAAAAGCTAAAAAAGGTTCTTATGGTGCTTCATGTGAGCATATTAAAGAAATAGAAATGACTAATCCAACTGAATCTCAAAAAGATATGGTGAAAGGTCAAGGAAAAATTTTAGCTGAGAAAAAAAGATCTGCTACTTGGTACTAATTTATGTTTCCATGGAGTTTATTAGGCTCTGGAATCAAGGCCGCAGCAGAAATTTATTCTAACAAAAAGAAATCTGAAATCGCTATGTCAGAAGCAGCATTGTTACATGCTGAAAAGATGAAACGTGGTGAGATTGAATATACAGGAAAAATATTTGAAAATCAAAAAAACGATTGGAAGGACGAATTCATACTTTTAACGATTTCATCTCCTCTGTTTTTACTAGCGTATTCTGTTTTTGCAGAAGACGATAAAATGCAAGCTAAAATTGATTTATATTTTCAAAAATTACAAGACATGCCTTGGTGGGTAGTTGGTTTATGGGTTTCAGTGGTGGCTGCCGTGTATGGACTTAAAGCAACAGATGTGATAAACATGAATAAAAATAAATAAAGGTAATAATATGATTAAAAAAATAAAACAAAAACTTTGTGAATTAGTTTGTAAAATATTTGGTATTACACAATGTTTGTGTAATCACGAATGCAACTGTAAAAAGGAGAATAAATAATGAAAAAGAAAATGATTAAAGAATACGGCGGAAAAGAGAAATACAAATCTAAAGCTGCTATGAAAAAGCACGAGAAAAAAGAATCTAAAAAAATGGAAGCTCGTGAAAAATATAAAATGGGTGGAAGATCTAAAAAAGGTAAATGCTAATGATGAAAGGTTATCATAAAACAAAAAAAGGAACCATGGCTAAAAAAGGTCTTTGGTATAATATTCAACAAAAGAAAAAAAGAATCGCTGCAGGTTCAGGTGAGAAGATGAGAAAACCTGGAACCAAAGGCGCACCAACAGCTAAAGCGATTAAAAAATCACAAGGTAAAAAGTAATGGTAAAAGGACTAAAGAAAGTATTTAAAGGTTTGAAAAAAGCATCTAAGACGCATGCTCAACAAGCCAAGATAGTTAAAAAACACATTAAGAAAATGGAAAAAAAATAATGGCAAGATCACCAGCTTGGCAAAGAAAAGAAGGTAAATCTAAATCAGGTGGACTGAATCGAAAAGGTATTGCATCCTATCGTGCAGCTAATCCTGGTTCTAAACTTTCTATGGCTGTTACCACTAAACCATCTAAATTAAAGAAAGGTTCTAAGGCTGCAAATCGTAGAAAGAGTTTCTGCGCTAGAATGAGCGGAATGAAAAAGAGACTTACATCAGCAAAAACTGCTAATGACCCAAATTCTAGGATTAATAAATCACTTAGAAAATGGAATTGCTAGTGGAAGATTTAGTCATCATACAACAACTTCAAAAAAAACTAAAATCGTCATTCCAACAGATAGGAGATGTCATGATCTCCGGTGGTATTGACAATATGGACAAATATAAGTATTTGTTAGGTCAGGCACATGCCTACCAATATATATTACAGGAAATCTCTAACCTGCTAAACAAGAAGGAGCAAAATGACGGAGACGGCAAGCACGACGATACTAACGTCGTCAAATTCGAACCAGGAAGTACCGAAGATTAAACTTGGACTTCAGGATAAATACGAAGAAGAAAAGAAACAAGAAAAAGAACCACTTAATCCAGAAAATATTCAATCGGTAGTGGATCAACTTCCAGAACCATCTGGATGGAGAATTTTAGTTTTACCATTTACACCCAAAGAAAAAACTAAAGGTGGCTTAATTATCGCACAAGAATCATTAGACCGATTACGAATCGCAACCAATTGTGGTTACGTTTTAAAAATGGGTCCATTAGCATACAAGGACAAAGATAAGTTTGAAGAGCCTTGGTGTAAAAAGGGAGATTGGGTGATCTTTGCAAGATATGCAGGATCACGTTTACCAATAGAAGGCGGAGAGATCCGAATTCTTAACGACGACGAGATTTTAGGAACCATACAAGATCCTGAATCTGTGTTGCATTACATTTAACATAGGAGGAGACTATGCCAGACGAAGAAAAGAAGATGGTAGATATAGATACATCAGGTCCTGAAGTAGATGTTGAGTTAGAGACTCAAGCAGAAGAATCAGAAGTATCGATACCACAAGAAAAGGAAAAAGTTACCGAAGTAACTAGCCCCTCGCCACAAGAAGCGAGCGACGAGAAGCAGGAAGCTAAAGAAGCAGTGCCTGCAGAACAGAAAGACGAATTAGAAACTTATAGTAAAGATGTACAAAGACGAATTGCTAAACTAACGAAAAAATGGAGAGAAGCAGAACGTCAAAAAGAAGAAGCACTTCAATTTGCTAGAATCCAAAAAGATACAGCAGATAAACTAAGTAAAAAATATTCTTCTTTAGAAACCAATACGTTAAAAACAAAAGAAACACAAATTGCTTCCGCGCTACAAGGTGCTAAAGCAAGATTGGCTCAAGCAAGAGAGTCAGGAGATATCGCAGCAGAAGTAGAAATACAAAAAGACATTTCTAGACTGGGATATGAAGAAGCTAGATTGTTAGAGTTAAAGGCTGCAAAAGAAGAACATCAGAAGGAAGAAGTGATTCCTACGATGAATAACTTTGTGGCTCCAGAAGCTCCTCAATCTACTGCGGATCCAAAAGCAGAAGAATGGGCATCTAAAAATAGATGGTTTGGTACCGATAAAGCTATGACTTATACGGCTTTTGACCTACATAAACAGCTAACGGATGAAGAAGGATTTGATCCATCTTCAGAAGAATACTATGCTGAAATTGATAAAAGAATAAGACTTGAATTTCCGCATAAATTTGTTAATAATACGACAAAGGCTGAAACCAATACGACCAAGCCCACACAGATAGTAGCTTCAGCGAGGCGAAGTGTAAATCCAGGTCGCAAAACTGTGAGACTCACCCCTTCTCAGGTTGCAATCGCTAAAAAATTAGGAGTGCCATTAGAAGAGTATGCGAAACAAATAAAAATCATGAAGGAGGTTTAAGCATATGGAAAACGATAAAATGAAGACCCCTCGTGCGAGCGAGTCAAGGGACAAAGTAAAGAGACCTACGACTTGGACTCCACCATCAAGTTTAGATGCACCCGCGCCAAAAGATGGATATGTCCATCGATGGATCAGGTTGGAAATATTAGGAGCTGATGATACGAAAAACGTATCTAGCAAACTAAGATCAGGATGGGAATTAGTGAGAGCTGATGAATATCCAGATCAAACATTTTCTACCATTGATACCGGAAAATACGCAGGTGTAATTGGACATGGTGGCCTAGCGCTGGCTAGGATACCTAAAGAGGTTGCAGAGGCACGTACGAAATATTACGCGCAGCAAACACAAGACAGAGAAGACGCTGTCAATAACGATCTCATGAAGGAGCAGCACCCAAGTATGCCTTTCAATAGTGAAAGGCAGAGTCGTGTAACTTTTGGTGGTTCTAAAAAATAATTTTTTAGAGATTCCAACAAAGTGATGCGATATTATTAAACTAAAACATGGAGTAAATAACTATGGCAAATAAAGACGCAGCTTTCGGTTTTAGACCGATAGGCAAAGTTGGCCAGAATAAAGACAACCAAGGTTTAAGTGAATATAATATTGCTGCAAACTCAAGTGCAATATATCAAAATGACACAGTGCAATTTTTAGCTACTGGTTATATTGGTGTAGCTGACACTACAACTGCAGTTCTATTAGGATCACTTAATGGTGTTTTTTATACTGATTCAGCTGATCAAAAACCAAAATGGGCAAATCACTTAGCAGCATCTAATGCAGCTACTGATATCGTTGGATTCGTTTCTGACGACCCATATGAAAGATTCGAAGTACAATCAAGCACTACGCTAGCAATAGCTGATATTGGATTAAATGCTGATATCGTATATGCAGCAGGTGCTTCACCAAACTTCGTATCTAAAGTAGAAGTAAACACAGGAAGTATGGTAAGTACAACTGCTCAATTTAGAGTGGTAGGTGTTGCAAAAGATTTAGAGAACAGTGAAAAATCTAATGCTACTACTTATGCAGCGAATGTGAATGTAGTTGGTATTATCAACGAACACTTCTTAAAACAAACAGCAGGCATATAATAGGAGATAATAATTATGGCTATATCAAGAGGACAACTAGTTAAAGAACTAGAGCCAGGATTGAATGCACTATTCGGCCTGGAATATAAAAGGTATGAAAATCAGCATGCTGAAATTTTCGATACAGAAACTTCAGACAGAGCTTTCGAAGAGGAAGTAATGTTATCAGGTTTCGCGAATGCACAAGTTAAACCAGAAGGATCTGGCGTGACTTTTGACAACGCACAAGAAACTTTCACTGCTAGATATACGCACGAGACTATTGCTTTAGCGTTTGCGATCACAGAAGAAGCGATCGAAGACAACTTGTATGACAGACTAGCGTCTAGATATACAAAAGCTTTAGCAAGATCTATGGCGAATACCAAACAAGTAAAAGCAGCGGCTGTATTAAACAATGCGTTTAGTACATCATACAACGGTGGAGATGGAAAACCTTTATTGGCTACTGACCACCCGACTATTGCTGGAACATTCAGCAATACGTTATCAACTCAAGCTGACTTAAACGAGACTTCATTAGAACAATCATTGATTGACATCAATGCATTTACTGATGAAAGAGGTTTAAAAATTGCTGCTAGAGGAGTAAAAATGATTATTCCTTCTGAGCTTCAATTTACAGCAGAGAGACTGATGAAATCAGCTCAACGAGTTGGAACTGCAGACAATGATATCAATGCAATCAGATCTATGGGAATGGTTCCACAAGGTTATGTGGTTAACAATTTCTTAACTGATCCAGATGCGTTTTTTATCAAAACTGACGTGCCAAACGGTATGAAAATGTTCGTGAGAGCGGCTATCAAAACAGCTATGGAAGGTGACTTCGATACTGGAAACGTTAGATACAAAGCAAGAGAGAGATACTCTTTTGGTTGGTCTGACCCTAGAGGTATGTTCGGATCTCAAGGATCTGCTTAATACTTGATTTTAAAGTATTAATTATTCGAAAGCCCTCCTTTACGGAGGGCTTTCTTTTTGATAGAAAGGACAAACCATGATGAAACAATTCTTAGTAAAAATCAACGCATATGGATACAGAACCAATTTTAACATTGAAGCTGTGGACACCCCTAAAAGTATCGAATCCGCTATCCTTGACAAAATAGGAAAAAAAGATATAACCTTCACTCCTAATGGTACCTCATCTAGAGTATGCCATTTAACCTACGAGGAGATTGTAAATGGAGAACAATCACATCAAGGATCTTTACCAAACCAAAAGATCGCTTGAGTTAGAGTGGGAGCAGGACCATATTAATAATGGTAAATATACCATTAATATGGTTAGGATTGATGAAGAGATTAAAAAAGTTATTAGTCATATTAAAGTGGCTGAAGCTAAAGAAGCTCTACTTCAATCAAAAATAGAAGCAGCTGCTCCTGAATTTTCTATAGCTGGTTAAGTAAACCAAGCTATTTATCGCTGGAATGCGTTTTCCTTATAAGGATATCTTGCACTTCACTAAAATTTAGTTTATAAAATAACCACTATACATAAAAATATTCTACATAGACGCGTATAGTCGACGGCCTAGAGACTATGTGGAATTAACTAGGAGGATAATACTTATGGCAAACACAACTTTTACAGGACCAGTAACCGCACTTAACGGTTTTATTGGTGGAGCAAATACAAACGCACATACAGGATCAGCAGATACTCAGCAAGGTGGTAATGTTGCATGGACAACATCTAATGCATCTACAGTAACTATTGCTAGTGGAACTAGATCTGGTGAAACTTTAAGCGCAGTAGGAAATACTGCTGTTTTAATTTATGTAGCAGATGGTTTTTCAAATGCTCCAGCTTATGCTTTTTCTGATGGTACAACTTGGAAAAGAGTACAAGACGGTGCAGATATTTCAAAAACTGCATAATTAAAAATTATAGAAGCTCCTTTGGGAGCTTCTAAATAAGGAGAATACAAATGGGATCATATAAAGGTGATATACAAGCAACTAGAATTGCAGCTGCTACATCGAATGTAGTAATAGCTCCTCCAGTTAGATTACGAGGAATTATTATTGCAGGTTTAGCAACATCTGGTTTGGTTGAATTAAAAACTACAAGTGCTACTGGAACAACTTTATTTATAGCAGATGTACCTGCAGGTGATGTAATTAATTTTTCATTTCCTGAAGATGGAATTTTATTTCCAAAAGGTGTTTATGTTTCAACATTTAGTGTTGCGTCAGCTACTTTACTAACTGATAAATACGCAGGACCAGGTTTAACAGCAGGGTAGGAGGCTAAATGGCTAACACTACTTCCGGTACATATACTTTTGATAAAGATTTTTCTATTGATGAAGTAATTCAAGAAGCGTTTGAAAGAATAGGAATGGATCCTATGTCTGGAAATAATATGAGAACAGCAAGACGTTCTTTAAATATTTTATTTTCAGAATGGGGAAATCGTGGTTTAAAGTTTTGGGAAGTAGCTAATAATTCTATTACCTTAGTTCAAGGTCAAGCTGTGTACACTATGTATCGTTCCCCTAGTGATGGTACTTCAGATGCTACAGCAGTATATGGTGTAGATGATGTATTAGAAGCTGTTTACAGAAATTCTTCTTCTGTAGATTTTCCTTTAACTAAAATTGATCGTTCTACTTATTCTGGCTTATCAGCAAAATCTCAACAAGGAACACCTACTCAATATTTTGTTCAACGATTTATTGATAGAGTAACTATCACACTTTATTTAGTACCTGGATCTACAGAAGCAGGTAATACTATTAATTATTACTATGTTAAACGAATTCAAGACGTAGGAGCTTATACGAATGCAGCAGATGTTGTATATCGTTTTGTACCATGCATGTGTTCAGGTCTTGCATATTATTTATCTCAAAAATTAGCACCACAACGTATTCAAGAATTAAAATTATTATATGAAGATGAATTACAACGAGCACTAGTAGAAGACGGCTCTTCTAGTAGCTCTTTTATAAGTCCGAAAACTTATTATCCAAGTGTCTAATTTATCAAGAGGAAAATATGCTCAATTTATTTCAGATCGATCTGGAATGGCTTTTCCCTATTCTGAAATGGTTACAGAATGGAATGGAGCCAAAGTTCATATTTCCGAATACGAACCTAAGCAGCCTCAACTAGAACCAAAACCAACTACATCAGATGCACAAGGTTTACAATTTGCAAGACCGGATAGAACAGAACCACCTGTATTAATTTTATTACAACCAAATCCTTTTCAAACTATTAAGTATGCAGGAAATACTTATATCAATGTTTATTCACAAGATCATGGAAGAAGCACAGGAAACACTGTTCGATTTAGAGGGCCAACAAGTCCTACTGGTTTTTTAAATGTTCCTACTTTTGATGGTGTTTCTGATATTAGTAACGCAAGTGGATTTACGATTACGGTTGGAAAAATTAATTCTTCTGGTATTGTAGGTGATCCGTTAAATTATTATTATTTCCAAAGTTCGGATACGGCTACTACGGGAAATGTAAATGGAGGAGGAGGTGGTTGTACAGCAGGACCTGTTAACCTACAAGCATAATGACTTACACAGAATTATTACAAGCTATCAGAGATTACACCGAAGTAGATTCCAATGTATTAACGGATTCTATTTGTAATGGATTTATTAGAGATGCCGAATGGAGAATAGCAAGAGATGTGGATGCAGATTATGATAGACAATATGCTAATTCAAATTTAGTGCCAGGACAAAGATATATTAACATGCCTTCTACGTATTTAATTATTCGTTCCATTCAAGTTATTAATTCTGGAACTAGATCTTTCTTAGAGCCTAGAGATACTTCTTTTTTTGGAGAATATAATCCAACTGATGCACAAGGAGAGCCTAAATACTATGGAAATTGGTATGAAGATGTTATTGTATTAGCTCCAGTGCCTGATCAGGCTTACACTATTCAAGTAAATTATATCTTGAATCCTGTTCAATTATCAGCTAGTAATACTCAAACATATGTAAGTCAGTATTTTCCCAACGGACTTTTATATGCATGCTTGGTAGAAGCGTTTAGTTTCTTAAAAGGCCCAGCAGATATGCTTCAGTTATATGAAGGAAAATATAAACAAGCTATCGAAACATTTGCAATAGAACAAATGGGAAGAAGACGAAGAGATGAATATCAAGCCGGTGTTCCTCGAATCGGAAAACAATAGGAGATAAAATAACATGGCTATAACACAAGCAATCTGTAATACTTTCAAAAAAGAATTATTAGATGGTGATCATGATTTTGACACTGGTGGTGATGTTTTCAAATTAGCTCTGTATACTTCTGCAGCTACTTTAGATTCTTCTACTACTGTATACACATCTACCAATGAAGTTGCGGCTTCTGGTCAGTATGTAGCAGGTGGTGGAACTTTAGTAAACTCAGGTACATCTGTTGTTGGTGGTGTTGCATTTTGTGATTTTGCAGATTTATCTTTCACAGGTGTTACATTGACTGCAAGAGGTGCTTTAATCTATAACACTTCAGCAACTGTGGCTAACGCAGCTGTTGCGGTTTTAGATTTTACTACAGATAAATCAGCTAGTGATGGAACATTCACAATCATATTCCCAGCAGATACAAGCGCAGCAGCTATTTTAAGAATCTCCGGTTAATTAAGGAGTTCTTTAATGCCCTGGTACTTCGGTTGGAAACAACGTTGGTATAATTCAGTACAGCATAGCTATGCCTGCAAGAAAGGTGGTTATTAAATGGCTGCTTCTAATTGGGGTGAAAATAGTTGGGGTACAGGATTTTGGGGTGAAGGCGGTAACATAGATGTTAATGTAGGTGGAACCGGTTGGGGTGAAAATGCGTGGAGCTCTGGTTCTTGGGGTTTATCTGATAATAATTTATCTCTTTCTGTTAATTTAGAAAATGTTTTTGTTGCAATAAGTGTAGATGCAACTATTACAGGTTTTTCTTTATCTGCTAATTTAGGAAATGAAACAATTGAATCAGATGGAAATGTTTTTGTTTCTAGTTTATCTCTCTCTACTGCATTAAATAGTATAACTCTTGAAATTGATAGTAGTGCTACTTTAACAGGTTCAAATATTACAGCTTCTTTAAATAATGTCGCTATTGAAGCAACTGGTGAAGTACAAATAACAGGGCAACAATTAACTAATTCTTTAGGAAATGCAACACAAGTATCTACTTCAGATGTTTTCCCTACAGGACTAGAAGCAAGTTTAATTTTAGATTCAGTATCTGTTGAAAGTACGGCGGAGGTTACTTTAACTGGATTTGGTTTAAATATAGTAGGTAATAGTGTTGGAGTAGAGGCATCAGGGAATATTTCTATCCCTGTATTTGAAAATCCAATGTCTATTAATTTAGGTAATACGAGTGAAACAGGAACAGCAGAGATAAGTCCAACCGGAGAAGAACTAACCACTGTTTTATCTAATGTTCAAGTAGATCTTCAAAAAAATGTAAATGTTACGGGTATTGGGGCTAATATAGCTTTAAATAATGTTGCTATTAAATCCAATGGTAATATAACTTTAACTGGACTTTCTATGACAAATAATTTAGGATCTATAAACAATAGCTACGGTTGGAATATTATTGACACAGGTACGTCAGTTATATATACACAAGTAGCGGCATAAAATTTTAAGGAGTAAATATGGCATCAAGTTATTCAGCGGATTTAAAACTAGAGCTCATGGCTACTGGCGAAAAGTCAGGCACATGGGGAGATATTACTAATACCAATTTAATTATTTTACAACAAGCAATTGCTGGTTATGAAGCAGTATCTATTGCTGGAGGAGCTCAGACTACTGCACTTACTTTTTCTAATGGTTTAATTTCTAATGGTAAAAATGCTATTATTGAATTAACAGGCACTATTACAGGAAATCAAATTGTAACCATTGCAGATAGTATTGAAAAAACTTACGTTATAAAAAATTCTACTTCCGGAGCATTTACTGTTCAATTTAAAACAGCTTCTGGATCAGGGCCAACTTGGTCTACAACCGATAAAGGTATTAAAACATTATACTCTAACGGAACCGATGTGATTGATGTCAATGCAAATTTATCACAAATTAATTTAGTAAATCAAAATGAAATTAGATTTGAAGATGCTACAGGCGGACAATATGTAGGTTTAAAGGCCGCTTCTACTATATCTTCAGGATATACATTAACTTTACCTACAGCCGATGGTACTAGTGGACAGGCTATTGTTACCAATGGTTCTGGTACTTTGAGCTTTGCTCAAGCAGGAATTTCAACAGGAAAAGCTATTGCAATGGCAATCGTTTTCGGATAATATATAACAGGAGATTAAATTATGGCAAATCCAAATATAGTAAATGTCACATCGATTTACGGTAAAACGGTTCAAGCAGCGCTTGATACAACTCTTACCACAGAAATACTTGCTTGTGCTACAGACAAAGTTTTAAAAATTAATAGTATATTGATTGCAAACATTGATGGCACTAACGCAGCAGACGCTTCCGTATTTATAACTAAATCTGGTGGATCACCAATTGCAATTGCAAGTACCATTGCTGTACCTGCTGATGCAACTTTATCTGTTATAGACAAAACAAATTCATTTTATTTAGAAGAAGGTGATAACATCGAAGCTGGTGCAAGTGCCAACGGCGATTTAACTATTACCATTTCTTACGAAGAAATAGACGACGCATAAGGGGGCTAACCACTTATGGCAAAAGAAAACGGCGGAATAATTGGAGTAGATAATACTCCAACAACTACTACAGCATCAGGAGTGTGGGCTCTTGAAGATCAATTCAACGCACGTGTCGGAGACATCTGGCCAGGACAGCCTGTTTTTTATTCAATAGATTTTTTAGTAATAGCTGGTGGAGGTGGAGGTGGAGGTTTAGGTGGTGGAGGAGGAGCAGGTGGTTATAGAACTTCAACTCAGTCAGTAGGTATTGGAACAACAATTACAGTAACAGTAGGAGATGGTGGTGCAGGTTCTTCAAGTAACTTATCTTCTGGTGTAGTAGGTTTAAATTCAGAAATTTTAGGAACAGGATTAACAACAATTACTTCTGCTGGTGGTGGTAGAGGTACTGCTTACACAGGAGTAGGAGGTGCTGGAGGTTCTGGAGGAGGAGATGGTTCTCAAATAGGTTCTCCTGTAGGAGGAGCAGGAAATACTCCAAGTACATCACCATCACAAGGTAATAATGGAGGTGGAGGTAGTAACTCTGGACCATATTACGGAGGTGGAGGCGGAGGAGGAGCTAGTGCAGTTGGTTCAAATGGTTCTGGAGGTGGCGGTGGAAATGGTGGAGCAGGTACAGCTTCTTCAATAACAGGTTCTTCAGTAACAAGAGCAGGAGGTGGTGGAGGAAGTTGTGGTTTTAATGGCCCAGGAGGAAGTGGAGGAAGTGGTGGAGGAGGTTATGGAACAGGAGATACCTCATCTGGACAAGCTGGTACAGCAAATACAGGTAGTGGTGGAGGTGGAGGAGGTTATCCATCTGGTGGCCCAAGTGGAAATGGTGGAAATGGTGGAAAAGGAGTTGTTATATTAAGTATGCCAACTGCTAATTATTCATCTACAACAACAGGATCACCTACAGTTACAACATCTGGTAGTAATACAATTTTACAATTTAATGGTTCAGGGAGTTACACAACATAATGGCTAGTTTTGCAAAAATAGAAAACAATATAGTAATAACAGTTGAGTCTGTTGTTAATGAAGTATTAAAAGATTCAAAAGGAATAGAACAAGAATCTATAGGTATTGAATTTCTAAAAACACTTTACAATGAACCAAATGCTATTTGGAAACAAACATCATATAATACAATAGGCGGTGTACATAACAATGGTGGAACACCTTTTAGAAAAAACTATGCTGGTATTGGCTACACATACGATCAAACAAGAGATGCTTTCATACCACCAAAACCTTACAATAGTTGGGTATTAAACGAAGATACTTGTATATGGGAAGCACCTGTTGCTATGCCAGAAGATGGAAATATGTATTCTTGGAATGAAGAAATTTTAAATTGGGAGTTAATGAATGGCTAAACGTAATGGTGGCATAATTGGTAAAGTAAATACTCCTACAACAACAGTTGCAAAAGGAGTGTGGAGATTACAAGATCAATATAATGCTAGAAAAAATGATATCTGGCCAGGACAACCACAACCTTATTCAATAGAATATTTAGTAATAGGTGGTGGTGCTGGAGGTGGTAGCGGAGCTGCTGGAGGAGGCGGTGGAGCTGGTGGTTATAGAACATCTTCTTTATCTTTATTGGCTGGAGTAGTAATTACAACAACAGTAGGAGATGGCGGTGCTGCGGGTGGTGGCAATAGTGGTATCGCTTCTTCAATATCAGGAACAGGATTTACTACAGTAAGTTCTGCTGGTGGAGGAACAGGGGGTGGTAATAGCAACCCGCCTACAGGAACTGCTGGTGGATCAGGCGGTGGTGCTGGAGTATGGGGAGGCATAACTGGAGTAGGAGGTGCTGGTAACACGCCAAGTACATCTCCAAGTCAAGGAAATAATGGTGGTGGTTCAAATGGTGTATCACCTTATCCTTCAGGAGGTGGAGGAGGTGCTGGTGCTGTTGGTGGTTTTGGTTCTGGTTCATCTTGTGGTGCTGGTGGAGCTGGTTTAAGTTCTTCAATTACAGGTTCTGGTATTTTTAGAGCTGGAGGTGGTGGTGGAGGGTCTTATCCTCCTGATGCACCTTCTGCTGGTGCTGGTGGAAATGGTGGTGGTGGAGCTGGAGGAGCTCCTGGAGCAGCTGCAACACCAGGAACAGCTAATACTGGAGGAGGAGGAGGCGGTATTAGTAATGCTGGAGGAGGTGCTGGTGGAAAAGGAGTTATTATATTAAGTGTTCCAACAGCAAGTTATTCAGGAACAACAACTGGTTCTCCAACAGTTACAACATCTGGAAGTAATACAATAATGCAATTTAATGGTTCAGGGAGTTACACAACATAATGGCATCATTCGCAAAATTAAATTCAGAAAATATTGTAATAACAGTTGAATCTGTTGTTAATGACGTATTAAAAGATTCAAATGGAATAGAACAAGAATCTATTGGAATACAATTTTTAAGAACATTATATAATGAACCTAATGCTAATTGGAAACAGACTTCTTATAATACTTATGGAGGAGTGCACAATAACGGAGGAACTCCTTTTAGAAAAAATCACGCTAGTATTGGTTTTACTTATGATTCAAATAGAGATGCATTTATTCCACCTAAACCTTTTAATTCTTGGGTATTGAATGAAGATACTTGTAGGTGGGAATCTCCAATACCTCGTCCAGAAGATGAACATAGATATCTTTGGAATGAAGAAACTAAGAATTGGGATTTACAAGATTAAAAATTTATAGTATTAGAATTTTATAATATTAGAATTTAAATGAAAATAACTATTTTAGGAAGAGGAAATGCGGGTTGCATATCAGCCTTACATTTTTATCACTATGGTAAACTTTTAAATAAAAATATTGAATTAGAATTAATACACGATAGTAAAATAAATCCAGTTCCTGTCGGTCAAGCCACCACATTAGATTTACCAAGATTTCTTTGGGAAGCAACTGAATATAAAAATTTAATGAAATTTGATTTTACAGAAAAAAGAGGAATAATGTATGAAAACTGGAGTAAAAAAAATAAAAACTGGTTTCACGAATTTCCGTTTGAACAACGTGCTATTCATTTTGATCCAAAAACATTTCAAGATTATATAGTTAATAATTTAAAAATAAATTTTATAGAAAAAGATGAAAATATAATTGATTATAAAAAAATTGATTCCGATTACATAATAGATTGTAGAGGTGCCCCTGATAAAATGGATAAATATGATTTATTAATTAATCCATTAAATTGTGCTTTGTTATCTTCATTACCAAAAGATGATAATTTATTTTGGACAAGAACTGTAGCAACTCCAGATGGTTGGTGTTTTTGTATTCCTCTCAAAGATAGAATTTCTGTTGGTTATAATTTTAATAAAAATATTACTTCAGAAGACGATGCAAAAAATAATTTTATGAAATTATTTAAAGTTAAAAAAATAAAAAAAGTATTTAATTTTAAACAATACATTGTTAAAAAAGCAATAGTAGATAATAGAGTTTTTTTAAATGGTAATAAACTATTCTTTTTAGAACCATTAGAGGCAACAGCTATGAACGCTTATCAAGTATGGTGTAGATATATTTGGGATTCAATAATAGATAAAACTTCTACTTTAGAAAATTCAGAAAAAAAGATGAAAGAATACATATTAAAAATACAAAAATTTATATTATGGCACTATGGATCGGGTTCAATTTATAAAACTAAATTTTGGAATTATTCAAAAAAATTATATAAAGAAAATAAAGACGATAATTTTGAATCTATTATAAAAGAAACAGATAATTATGAAATGGTTTATCTAAAAAATAATGTAAAATTATTTAACTATGCTCAATGGTCTGGTTGGAATATAAAAAATTGGATAGAATGTGTTAAATAACAATATTATATAATTATGAAAAAAGTAAATAACTCATCTTGGAATTTTTATTTAGATCAAGTGCACACTTATGCTTATTGTGAAAATGTCTTAACAAAAGAAGAATGTGAAAAAATAATTAAAATTGCAAAAAATAAAGGTTTAGTTAAAGGAAAAACAAAAGGTGATACAAAAGATGTAAGAGATTCTAAAATTTGTTGGTTATATCCTTTAGATAATATGGATTGGGTTTTTCGTAGAGTAACAGATATTATATTAAATCTTAATGAAAGATTTTTTAAATTTGATTTATTTGGAATTAATGAAGGATTCCAATTTACTAATTATGAAGCACCATCTGGAAAATATGGTAAACACGTTGATAGATCACAAAATTTTCCAGTTAGAAAATTATCTAGTTCAATTCAACTTACAGATCCTGAAGAATATGAGGGTGGAGAACTTTATCTTTACGATGGAGGAGAAGAAAAAAGTTT